ATGTATTTTGAAAAAACAACAACAACTCACTTCTTCGATAGTATTGTAGACTTCACCTACCCTCGCCTGCACAAGGGCAAAGATTGGTATGTAGATTTCACTGTATTTAACCCTGCAACTAACAAGATGCAGCGAAAAAAGTATATGTTAAATCGTTATAAAACTGCCCATGAACGCGAGGACATGGCAGCTGAAATGATACATAATATCATGAAACGCTTGAAAGCAGGCTGGAATCCTTTTGTTACAACTTATAACCCTCGCTATTATACAGACTTCAAAACAGTTCTTGAGCGTTATGAGAATTGCATAAACATTGAAGCAAACAAAGGCACATTGAAAGCAAAAACACAGCGCGACTATCTAAGTAGATTAAATCAGCTGAAAATATACATGCGTGAGAATGGTAGAGAGATACAGGTTGTAAATGAGTTCAACACTGCATTTGCAATTGATTTCCTTGATTATCTGCTGTTCGATAAAGATGTATCAGCGAAGACACGCAATAATTATCGCACCTGGTTATCAACATTCGCGACATGGCTCGTCAATCGCAAGTATCTTGAATTCAACCCTATCGAGCAGATACACATGATAAAGGAACAAGAAAAGTTCCGCGATGCGCTATCACCTGCAGCACTCTCTAAGTTAAAAGCATACATATCACGCGAGAATCCCCCTTTCTATCTTGCTTGTATGATGGAATATTACACCTTTATACGCCCTGATGAGTTGCGACATATCACAATCGGTGACATCGATATAACAAATCAAACTATATATATAGATGCAAAAGTATCGAAAAATCGCAAAGGTCAATATGTAGCGTTAAATGATGCTGTGCTTAAGATCATGATAAAACAGAATATCTTTAGCTATCCGTCACATTGTTATGTATTCGGACATGACATTATACCCGGCGAGCGACAAATCAACATCAATCAATTTCGATTAGAATGGGGTAAGGTACGTAAAGCCTTGAATTTCCCAGCCAGTTATCAATTCTACAGCCTGAAAGATAGCGGAATACGCGACCTTGCAAATGCTGAAGGCATAGTTGTAGCGCGAGACCAAGCACGGCACAGCGATATTGCAGTAACAAACAAATATCTAAAAAGAGATAACGTTGTGAATGAGCAGACAAAGCACTTTGCCGGAAACTTATAGATAGCTATAAATACACACAAGACCCACAACTGCACACTAACTGAAAATCAGTAAGTTGCAGAAGTGGGCACAACACACAATTAACACACAAATCATCAACGAATATTAAAGAAATTCATAGAAATATCCTGTTTTTTGCTTAGAGATTCCATTTGCGTCAATCTCTAACTCAACCTTTTCACAGATAAAAAGCTTATTCCTAAAGTTGTAAATTTTTGAGGGGTCGGGGATTTCATCTGTATAAAATTTAATACACAGCTTATTTTTGCTATCGACATTGATAGCTTTGTGCGGTAACGCAGATAGTGAGAGAGGACTTTTGCGTACTCTTGCTCCCAGCTGAAACAGGTCATCACCGACATCAGTAACAGGAATTCTATCTCCTTTCTTCTCTCTAAACTTCCTATCAGTATACTCTATATAACCACTCCCCTCGAGATTTCTAACGACTTTTTTTTGAAACATCACGACCATCTTATCATCAGCTTCTTCCGATTTCTCATCACTCGTGCCATTTTCAATAGCATCTTGTACAGAATAGTAATACGAATCGTCATCATCATCCTTAGTCATGTTATCAATGCTAACTTCTTTATTGTTAGAAATAGAAGGTACAACAACGGGTACATTAGGCATTGGGTCTAAAAATTTGAGGAATTTCATCCCCTCACCATCTATCCACCTTTTGCGCTGATACATAGCAGCCGGCACAATATTCAATTGAACACTACTATTACTCTTAATATCTCTAACAAGAGGTGCGAAAACACCACATGAAGTTAGTTGTTCAGCGCTATCTTCACCAAATTTCGCAAATATGAAATAGTCATTGTCAACCTTAAAAATTGTCGTATTCTTCTCCTTTTTAGACAACTTTTCAAGCGCTTCATTACGCGCCTGAACGGAAGCGAATTCTTTAATCGGATATCTACGCAGAACATCTAAAGGTAACACCTCTCTCCAATCCCTGTTAATAGAATCATCAAAGGAATATTCAAGGTTAGATGTCGCAACATTTTCAAAGCCATCTTCGTCAAATTCGCTTGAATAATCATCGTCACACTCATAACTTACAGTGTGATTGGAGGTTAGTTCGTTCATTGCAAGAATCTGTACCGTCTTCGTAACTTCATCAAAAATGAAAGAAGCATTAAAGAGCTTTCTCACTTCATCAATAAATTTATATACAGACCAGTGAGGCAAAGCCCCCTCTATTTTACAACCACGATGCGCGCTTGCGATAAGTAAGCGATTCCACGGATCACAATCGAAATCGTTACGCGTAAGCTTATACCCCTCGCGCTCCAGCACGTATTTTAATACATACATAAAGTTAGGCTGCACAGCAAGATTTGTCATGTAAGGCATTTGCTCCAAATTCGACATACGATGCCCTAAAATATTTACTTTGTCAAATCTAATTCCTAAGATTTGATTAGACATGTAGTTATTAGTTTCATCGTGAATGAGGTTGAAAGCAGCAACCCCAGGCTGTCCAACGAAATAATAATCAGTCAGATCAACAGCAATAAATTGAAATTGAGTCGTATCGTCTGTAATAATTTCATCCACACCAATTCTTGAATATAGCTGATGATTAATCCCCTTTGTAATCTTCACAGCAGGGAAAGATATTTCATCAATAAAATGCTTTTCAAACGTGGAATTATACTTAATGCGCGACTTACCTCCTGCAATCTGCAACTTAACAGCAGTAGCCGTGACACTTGTAATATGTCCCTTGCCGGAGATAATCAAACGATTGTCCACCAGCAAAGCACAATTCTCAAAGCTTTGCACCTGTTTCTTCACATCAAAGCGGTTGATGTTGTTGAAGAACTCCTTATTAGCTTGAATAGACATCGGGAAAGAAATCTCATACGTGTAAGAGCCACTATCTTTGATAAATTGATTTTCAAATGTGACTTTTATTTTATCCGTTGTGTTCGGAAATACCTTTTTATTGTCAATATAACAGATAATCATTATACGTTATTTTTAAGTTTTTTCAATTTTTCAAGCCCTCTCGCGACTCCATTTTCTCCGTCAATAGTGTAGAAAGCAGGAATGCCATTCTTTACAGATTCGTGCAATAAAGCAACGACCTGAACAACCTCCTGCAGCGTTGATTTCAACTCCGCATTGTCATTTGCAACATTCACAACAGGCGCAACAACGGCAGCCCCACCCTGCCCTAACTGACGCGAAACATCTGTAGAAGAGAGTTGTCCTATCGTGTTATTACGTTGCGCAACATCTATCATCTGCAGAACAGGACCCAAAGCAGTATTGTTAACCCCCGAATGATTCACAACGAATTCACCCTCATGAACCACACCAGCACGACGGCGGTAATTGCTACCTCCAGTGAAACCACCCTCGTAATAGCCCGCTTCTTCAGCAGCATGTTGTTTCTTTATTGCAGCGATATTTAGTAATCCAGCTGCAGTGGCTATTCCTGCAGCAAGAGGCGCAAGAATCTGATTTGCAGGATATGGAGCACCTTTCAAAGCAGAAGTATAAGCACTCATTGCACCAATCAACATTGTTGCTGTCGCTTGTGCAATCTCCATCTTCATTTGCTTTTTATTATACTTCGTTTTGATTTTCGCAATATCTTTTTGCTTCTTCTCTTCGAGTTTCTTTTGCTTAGCTGAATTCTTGCCTGCTGCATTGATAAGCTTATCGTATTTTTTTTCTGTAACTCTCTGCTCATAGTCTGATTGCGCAGCCCAGTACGATGACATTGCGTTCATGATCGGCTGAATAGCATCCATTGCAGCCTGCATTTTCTGTACAATTCCATCACCAAGATCACCGGTAGCCTTCAGCATCATTTGCATAGCTTCCTGATGCGAAATGACACCATCTTGCTCCATTTTTTTTATAGTAGCCCACGATGTAGCAAAGATATCAAGATCCTTAGTCATGAAATCAATCACAGAACTACCTTCGCCATGCTGATTCTCATAGTCAGCTTCAGCATTATTTCTCACCGTGCGATATTTTGTATCGACGTAGTCACGCTGAGTTCTTCCTTTTGAGTTCTTCAAGTTCACTTCAGAAGCCTCTTCTTCGTACTTTGCGATAATCATTTTACGCATTTCCTGATATTCTTTCTCCTTAATAAGCTTCTTCTCATAAAGCGTTTGTAAGCCCATGAGTTCAATTTGTTGCTGTTGCTTGACATCTTTGCGCCCCCATTGTTCGCGGTACCGTGACAACAGTTCCGCGAAATGGCGCTGTTGTTGAATGCTATGCTCAAGTTCAGCACGCTCCATTTCGTCCTTTGCATCAAGCCACTCTTCCGAACCCTCACGCAAAGCAGCAATGCGGTCCGCCATGGCCGACATATCAATCTCATAGAGACGCTCATTTAGTGCCTCTTCATTCATATATATATCAGAGTTCACGTTCAAGAAATCAGCATGCGCCTGCGCAACCTCTAATTGATTACGCTTAACAATATCTTTCAGTAAGAACTTATTATGTGCACGCGACATTTCTTCCTCCTCCCGCATGCGGTCATCACTCAGCTGACGATACTCTTCATTATATTTCTTATAAATAGCTATTTGGTCATCAATGCCTGCAATAGCAATACGATGCTGGTCGTTAACAAATTGCCTATCCGTCTTTAGCCCTGCAGCAACAGCAGCAATATTCTGCGCCTGCAATTCATCTGTATGTGCCTTAGCAGCCTTTAATTCTGCAAGCATAGCGCGTTTCTGCTCAGCCTTTCGCCTACGTTCTTCAGCCTCACGCTTTTTCTTTGTCTTTTCATCTTCACCTCCGCCTGAAGGGTCAAAGGTCCCACCTGTTGTCTTTTTCCCCTCATCCGCTTGTTTCGCAATATCACTAAGCTTATCAGATATTTTTTTATTTATATCTAATATTTGTTGTTCTTCTTTTTTTCTCTTTACATTATATTCATGAACCTTTTTGTATCTTTGGAATATTTCATATTGCTCTTTAGTAATACCTCTTAATGAACCTGATACATATTTTCCATTTTCGTCAAGTTTCTGCATCTGATATTTCTCTCCATCGAAATATCGTAGAGAATATTCACCATCAAGCCCAATAGCTTTTAATTTGTTATTTACAAACTGCTGATTACCCTTTCTATGATTCAATGTATCTTCATGATCAAGACTTTTTGCTTGAATTTCGGTAAGTTTATTGAAAGCAGCCTGTGCCTTAGCAGCTTTGATAAGGTTATCACAATAATCATCAAGAACCTTTGAATTGCTATGTATCAGTAACCCCTCTTTTGTCAATGCTCCGTGATATTCAGGAACAATACTTTGTATCTCTTCTAACGCTTTTTTACGGTCTTTCAACTTTTCTTTGTTATCCGTCAGCGTCTTGCGCAACAACTTCATACGTGTGATTTCTTCAGAAGTTGTTTTATTTGCTTCTTGTGTAACTTCATTCATAGCTTTTTGCGTAGCAAGCATTTCTTTTACAGCTGCAGTATTCTTCTGCATCTGTTCATTTTGACTTTTGAAATAGCTTACAAGCTTATAAATTGCATATCCAAGCGCTATGACAACCGTTAATATTGCTGTGTAAGGATTTGTTAGTGAAGCTGCTCTCATTACTTCTAATGCAGCCTTAGCCTTTGATATTTGCCCCGTCAATAAGAAAAATGCTATTTTAAGCGTATTGATTGCAGCAATTCTCGCTTTCGTCCAAATCACACTAACTTTTTGCAAAGCAAGGAGTGCATGTTCTTTCACATACCACGCATATACAGCTATTGTTCCTGCTTTATACGTAGCAGTAAGGACAGCGACTACTGTAGTTAATGCAATAATGCCCTTAATATGCTCCTTACCAAAATTAATGAGTGTAAACAACACCTTAACAAGGACACTTCCTGTTGTAATTGCATACCGTGCAACTGGCATAAGCTCTTTGCCTAATTCAATACGCATTTCCTTGAATTTCTTAGAAGCAATATCAAGCTTCGCTTGTTCTGAAGACATTTGCGTATTGAACTCGTTGAGCACACTTGTACCACTCGCGTAAGCCTGATTAGCAAGAGCCTGCGCCTTTTTGACATCGTCAAGTTTGTCAGCCATGACCGAAAGCACACCTACAGAGCGCGAGCCGTCAAGGTTCATCTTCTCAAACATCGGAGCCAACTGCGCGAAGCCTCCTTTCGCTTTCATTGCAGCGAAGAAGCGCATCAACGCCTCATTCGCATCAGTCTTAAGAAGTTTAGAGAACTCCTTAACATTCTGCCTAACAAGCTTCGCAAATTTAGCAGGATTTTGGAACATCTTACTAATCAATCCGCTCATGGCCGTCGCAGCCGTTTCGTCCTGCTGCATATTCTGATCAAGAACAGAAGCATAGCTCATAATCTGCTGCTGCGATAATTTCGCTTGTTTACCTACACCGGCAAGGCGTGCAGTAAAGTCAACAAGATAGCTACCTGCAGCAGAAGAATTCTGTGCAAGTTCGTTGACAACAGAACCAGTCGCCAACATCGCTCCACGCAAGCCCTTAGTCTTATCTTCGCCAAACATTTGCGCGAGTTTACCTATATTCTTCACAGCATCATCGCCCAGATCATCGCCCAGCGCAACGTTTATTTTATCCGCTCCGTCAACAAATTCCTCAACAGCCTGTTTCGTGTGAATACCAAGGCGACCAGCATCTTGTGCAAGTTCATTGAGCTTCTCGCGAGGAGTACGAGTATTCATATTCTTAAAGGTCTCGTTCATCTCCTCAACTTCCTGTTTCGTCTGCCCTGTGTATTTCTGAACGTTAACAAGTTCCTCGTCCATCTTCGCAAATTCACTGACACATTGACGCACTGTCAATGCAACACCCGACAAAGAAGCGACAGCAGCTATCGCCATACCTTGCATTTTGTTGAACCAATCAGCCGTGCGATTAATCCAGGATTGTTGCGCCCTACCCTCAAAGTTCACTTTAGCGAGTTCAGTACGTAAGCGCTTAGCCTGCTCCGACATCTGCTTAAACTCTTCAGTACCACGATCCATGTGGCGCAAATTTTCGTTGATAATCTTGAGAGAATATTGCAGCTTATCCACGGAAGCATGGTCGAGTGTTCGCAAGGTGTCATTAACAAGCTTCGTCTCTCGCTGCACAGTGCTCATGTCCTTATGTGCCTGCTTAATCTCATCGTCGTATTGATCAATAAGCTGGTTAACGCGTTTCTGCTCAGATTCTATTTTCAGGATTTGGGCCTGAACCTCTTTCAGTTGACTAACAGAAGTAGCATAAGAAGTTGAAGATGGGTCCTGATTGCTAACTTGCTGTTTCAAATAACTTTCAGCTTCGCGTAACTTATTCAAAGAAGCGTGACCGATATTTGACATAACATTACGCAAATTGAGCATACCAGCCGAAAGCGCTTTCGCCTCTTCTGTAGCCCCACGTTCAGCCTGTTTGAATTCATCAATACGCTCCTTGCATCGTTGAATCTGTACACCGATTTCAGCATAAAGATTTTCGTCATTCGTCTTCTTCTGCTGCCTTTTTAGAGAACGCACAGCCTTTTCAAGTTGCTCGACGCTGCTGCTATCGATGTGCTTCAAAGTTTCAACGACGCTCATCGTCTGATTTTTGAAAAGCTTCAATTCATGTTCCGCTTTCGATAAATCTTTTCCGAGTGCAGCAAAAAGTTGCATATCATTCGCCTTAAAAGCCTCATTACGCTTCTGTTTAAGCGTATCAACTACTTTCTGCAATTCAAGGAGACGATTCTTCGCCTCCTCGGAATTTAACTTGACGGTAGTTGTATAAACCTCATTGTAGCCAGCCATATCAATCTATATTAAGATAATTACTATAAGTTATTTTAGAGTGAGGGTTGTAGTTCACAATCTTAATCTTATACCCCTTAGTCCCCCACTTCCAAAACAGAAATTTATGCTTGTATTCGCGTATCACAAAAGTAGAAAGAGAGTCACGCACATGGTAGGAGAGCAAGCTATCCCGTAGCGAGAACTTGAATTGTACCCACTTATCGTGATAAGAAAACACACTATCACGCGGATCAAGCTTCACAGAGTCGCTTGCATGAGTAGCAATATCAGACTGAGCAGCGACATCACGAGGCTTCACGTCTAATTCTTTCAGTAGCTTTCTATTTGCGAACTCGCGCTTGTACACATGCTTACCGATGTTTGAAGCAGGTTGTGTGACGGCGGTACTGCTGTCGTGTAACACTTCGCTAACAACAGACTTATAAGTACGAGCATGGGCCAACTGGGCCTGCAATTCTTTAACCTCATATTGCTTTCTTATCCAAGCTGGATAGACAATAATTGCAGTCGCAATAAGAATCAGTACAGCTACAAAAAAAGAAAAATATTTTTCTTTAAGATAATTCAAAATTTTCATACTTCAAATAATTATAGTTATATAAATCATAACAAACGTTGTCACTTCACCTATATAATAAGGATTCGGCAACTTTAATAGGTAATAGCACCCCCATGATAATGCAACTCCTACAACGAGAAACGGATAAAAGGTTGCCACCCATAACGCACCGCAAATAAGGGCTATAAAAGCTCCAACAGCATGCATCTTCTCTATCTTATAAAGCGGTTCAATGCCGACTATGCAAAGGCCAAAAACAGCGAATAATGCAAAAAAAGGAGCGACACCGCCTTTCTCTAACATTACAGGGAGTAGTGTTAAAGAACACAACAGCATAACTGCAGAAAATAGCCATCGGTATTTTCCTAAATAGGCGTTGTCGCTAACATATTCTTTAACACCATATCGTATACCCATGCCAACAAGGTATATTGACATAATAGATAAACTTATAATTGTTAAAATTTCCATTTTAAGCTGTTTTTAAATCTAATTTTTGAGGATAACCCTTTGTATAATCATACTTCTCCACCTCATTAATTGAAGTGAGATTTTTAACAGCAAAGATATGTGATTGCGTGACATTATAGGCCGAGTAAGCATAATGCCCTACTGCATCGAGGAGTTTCAATGCTAATTCGCTGTTCACAATGAGCTTAAAACCATTGAGCCAAATTTCACTTTCTGTCAGTCCGTTTGCAATATCTAACTCTATCGCTCTTCGCGTGCCAATTCTATCCTCTCTATTAATCCACACAGGTATACCATTTAGTTTAAAAGAGTTCACTGCATCACTATTATCGTAAGCTAAAATTTCTCCAATTTTATTCTGAATAGCAGACTTTAACAACTCCTCTTGCGAGGGTTCAACATCAACAGGGGTGTAGCCATTTTCGAGTAGTATTTTAGGTGTTGGGGTAATTATCATTCTGTCGTTTACCTCAATAAACCTGCCATTATACACCTCATCTCCTTTTCTGTATTGTATCATAATATTTATTTTTAGTTGTTAATAATTGCCTTTGTACTCGCTCATAGGGAGTATATTTTCAACGTTAGGAACATTTGCAGCCTTGTATAATTCCACGCTGCTGTCGGGTACGTACATCGTGTTGCGCTTAGCGTAAGGGCCACACCAATATGTTGAGAATTCGGGAGGCGTGGGTGTATTAGGTAAGACTATTGTTAAAAAAGGAACAAACTCCTCCTTTTTATTTGTTATTCCGATGTATTGCATATTCCTTATTTCTCCTAACGCTACAACTTCGAGGCGCGAATTGTCATACCCTCTATCATCAAAAACGATATTTATTCCGTCAACCCCTGTTGTGTTAATTTGACCAGGAATGACCACTCTTCCAGCCCTACCGCTAAGAAACAGCCTATTTTGATACGCAATCTGCTTCAATCCTGTGAAATATTGAAGCTCGGCGAAATTCGCATCCTTAGACAAAGTTAGATTTCCAAGATACTCCACCTGTGCTGCCTCTTCTTTGCTTAGCTTTCCGTCACCATCTTTATCCCACTTTTCAATACAAATACGCTCCGCTTCTTTGTCTTCGAAGTGAATGTATTTATCATATTCGTGCCTTAACAACAGGCGTCTTCGATTCATGCTCATACCTCTATCAGTACTATTACGTTATCAATAATGCTACCCTCGTATCTCTTGCCTGCTTTTGTCGTTACGACCTTACCCTCTGCCCATGCAAGGCTTGCAGGCACACTAAGAGTTGTAGGCTTATTGCTCTTGCATCTAAAAGCAAACGAGTATTCATTCACATAGTCGCTTGTATTGTCCTCTTCAAGCGATAAGTCCAACCTTTCAACCTCTCCCCACACATGACGCACATTCGGTGTCAAGGTGCATGTGGTGTCGGTTGATTCATGCTCAATGCGCTTGAAACGTCCGTCCTTTCCGTCGTGGGCTTCGGTGGGCTTTAATCCGCCTTGACTGCTCACAACGAACACCATCGCCTGTGTTTCTTCTGTCGAAAGTGGGATGATTTCAAAGGCATTTGGAATATCCCTTACAACGTGAATAAAACCTGTTTCGCTATCATCGCTCGGTATATCGTAAATAACCGACACTCTAAAGATGCCTGTAATATTATTATCAGTAGCATTCATCTGAATTGCTAAACGCGAGCCTTTTGTTGTTACACTTTCCTTCCAACATTTACTCGTTATTCCGTCCTCGTTTACAATACAAATTTTGACGTTTTTACATTTGCTAAAGTCAACACCTTTACCCTCCTCGCGCATCTCTAAAACAAGGAAAAGATCTGTACCTACACGCTTACGAATAAGCGGAATATTATTTTCAATTGAATTCTTGTAATTTTCCATTTTTCTATTTAACTATAGATGCAACAATATCTATCATTCTACATAATGTGCGTGAATAAAGAGGGTCAGTAGCATACATTCCTCCTTTCTTATCAGAGATACGCTTAGCAAATTCTTTCGGATATAACCGATAAGGCCACGCATCCGCATAAATTTGCTTTTTGAAAAGCGCATTATGATCCTTCAATCCCTCTTCAAGTGTCGCGTAATCACGGAATAGGCGCTTACATTTATACACGTAACGCCCACCTTTCAGCGGAGTAACATAAATAATGCATTCAGGCGCATTAAATTGCTTGTTAGGAGTAGAGAATACCTCGCGAGTCGTGACGAGTTGCCGTTTGCCCGTCCAGGAACTCCCTACCGTCATACCAAAAAGGTTGTTACCGATAGCAGCCTTGCCCCAACCACTTTCCAACATCGCTTGCGCGGTTGTAAATAAAGGAGATACACAATTATCTTTATCTTTTAAGTAAAGTGCACAAGCAGCAGCATATACAGCTTTACAAAATACTTTTTGTTGATAAGTCATAATTATTTCGATTGAATGTTTAGAAACTCAGATAAAAAAGGAATCTTCTCAACCCATTTAATCCGTAAAATGTAATAAATAAAAGCAACGATATACCATGCTGCCGTTTCAGGCTTGAAAATTTTCTTAAGATTCTTTAAGATATTTAGCCCATAAAAGTACATCGCAAGGTAGGTTATCATACTAACGCATTGTTGTGCCTGCACACACTGCTCCTTTAACTTACCTATCTCAAAAATAGAGAGGCAAAGCACAAAGAAAACGGTAGCTTCCAGCCCACAACGCCCCGCTTTTTTCAAATCAAAATCTTCATGATTAGCTATCATTCCCGATAGATAGCCGAAAATAAAGTTAAGAAAAAAGATAAGCGAGAGCGTTTTAAGTTCAGGCTCAATGGGTTTCATAAATGCAAGCATGGCCAGCACAACACTTATGATAAATTCTTTTATTTTTTCAAACATCATAACAGTAATAATTTATAAAACAATTCAAAGATACGCGCAAAAAAGGCTGGGTAAAAATACAATATCCCTGCGCCAATTTCACACGAAATCAACACAGGGATATAATAAAGTCAAGTTGACACTCTACTTTGTCATCCACGCCAGCTTTTCAACCTCTTCAAAAGTCTTATCTGACATCTTGAAAGCCTTAAGCAACTCTTCCACATCAACATCGACAATATCAACTTTCACTTCCTTTTCAGCAAGTTCTTTGAAATACTCCAGACCTTTCTTGTTCCATGCAGCGAACCATTTATTGATTTCTGCGATTTCGCGTTTTTCAGCATCAGTCATAGCGCGCACCTCTTCTTTTGCTCGTCGCTCAACTTCCTGCGCCTCTTTTACACGCTGCTGCATCTTCTCAAAATCTTCGTCTTGAAGTGTTGCGCGCACTTCCTCGATATCTTTGTCGTAAGCCTCCGAGACAGGGCGTAAAGCTTTGAGGTTCTTCCACACTGCGAGCATGGCTTCATCGCTCATGCCTGCAACTTTCAACATCTTCAGCGTTCTGTAGGCTTCAACTGCCTTTATCGTCTTTACTTTCATTTTCTATAAAATACCTTGTTATTTACTTTTCTTTAGCTTCTTCTGTACTGACTGTACCGAGCTTCGCTGCATTTGCCTTGCAGTATTTCACAAATTTTGTAACATCTGTGATAGCTGCAATGATTTCGTCTTCATCTGTTGTAAGATAACTGATGTTGATACCTCCGAAATGCGCGAAAGTTGCGAGCTGTTTGTTTGTATCATCGTTACTGCTAACGCTGCCATTTTCGATATTTGCATACTTATCGCTTTCAACAGAAACGACAGCCTTAATAGTTGTACTTGCGCCTACTGCTTCAACACTTGCCTTGAAGCCTGCGATTGTTTTTACTTTTACTTCCATGTTGTAATAATTAAATTATTCGTATTCAAATATATATGTTAATGTATAGCCAAAGTCATTATAGAAATGACTTGGACACTGCATGTCTAACTCCGTTACTCCAGCCTCATATTGAATATATTTAGGCTCAGCATCCCGTATACCTATATCAATAATTTCCTTCACTTGCCCTGTTGCTGTATTTTTGATTTCAAGAGTTATCTTTTTCAAATCATACGTCTCATTGAATTTTCTTTTGATAATGCATTGTCCGTAAATTACTTTGTTAATTTCTTTCAATCTTGGGTTTACAGATATATATATACCGGGTATACCTTTTAGCACAAGTCTTAGGGTGTTTGTAAGTGGAGCATTTATCGTTATTCTGCACGATGCTCCATTATCAAGATATGATAATCCCAACGCTCTGTCCAACTTATCTATCCATGTTGCTTTTCTTTTAACGGCACATGCAATAACAGAGAACTCATCACCGGCTACGGATTGACTAATTGCAGGACAATCTACGATGTTAACCGCACAGCTCTGCCCCTGTGTCAAAGGAAAATCGTCAAAGGTCTTGAAATATGCATTTCCTGTTTTATCAACAACTGCTACTCCGAAATAACAATTTGAGAACAAGTCGGTTATGCTGATATTATTAGCAGGGAGGATGTTTTGACATGTGATGCGGACGAGAAACAAATTTGAATTCTTGTATATATTCTTGTCATTTGGGAAAGTCACCTTGAAAGGTGCGATACAATTATGATTATAACCTATGAAATCACCAATCCTGAAAGGTGCATTCATACCACCTGTAGGTTTCCTATATGTCATTTCTGCTTCTAAATCCTTTACTTCGCCTGTATACAGAGGTAAAGATATACCATAAGGCGCACCTGCTACATCTTGTCCCAACCAGCTATTGTTTGAAAATGGCTGATTAAAACAGACAGGCTTGTATTTTGCCCACATATTTATTTTTACACTCTTGCACAATGTCCCAAGGTCATTGCTTGTTTCGCCGAGTGCAGTCTTCACATCTGCGATGCTGACAGGGGCCTGTATAATGCCATTTACGATGCTCATTTCTCACCCCCTTTCAATTGTTCTACCTCTTTCTCAAGCACTCTTATCCGCTTCTTCAACCGCTCGACCTTATCATCCACCTGTACAGCTGCACCTAATGCGAGTGCAATAAGTCGCGTGTCGAGGTAGTTCAGCTTCAGATAGCCGTCTACATCTGTGTAAACCATGTTCCTTAGAACGCTTCCTTTCACGCTCTGCGCAATAAATCCGATGCCATGCTCACCGCTGTCCTTGTAATCGAACTGCCACGTACCGCCAAGTGAGCGTATTATCCGCATACTATCAACCTGCTTAATATTCGCTTTCAAGCGCCTATCTGACGTTGTGTAAGCTGTTACGCCACCCTGCGCTAACACATTACCAGAAAAAGTTGCATTCCTGTCAGGAGTTATAACAAGTGCGTCCTGCCAACCGTTATTATACACGTTAAAATGTAACTCACTACCCACAAAAAGCGTGTAAAGTGGTCGGTCGTTGCAACCGAAATAAACGACATTAGAATTAGAAATAAATAGCGCACGTTGATTATGTCCCTCTTTATCTCGCAAGCGCAACCCTTTGTTATTAGCAAGATTCAGATAACTATCAACGAGCAACTCATCAGTAACTCGCGCATTGCCGTTTATGTCAAGCTTGTAAATAGGGGAATTTGTGCTAATACCGACGTTATTCCCTACAAAATGTATCAAATTATCAATATTTGTCACGCTACTTAACGCCCCTGTGACATTACCTGTTCCATCAAAATTCTGCCCCCAAATAAGCCGGCTATCCTTTAATTTTGTTGCTGATACAGCGTTACTATCAAGGGGTAGATACTTGCCTGATACAATATCATCTGTTAATTGTGAGAGTTTCGTCAGGTTCTTTTCGTCCCATATTTTTATCCACTTCGCATCTTTGATTTGCTTGCCATCAGCTTCGTTCTTACGATAATATACGCTTTCATTTCGCTGCGTAGGGAGTGCGAGTTGACTAATCCAGTTCACGCTGTCATTTTTAGACCAGTCCATCGAAATGATATGTCTCCAATCATCGCCAATTCCGCTCTTTGTAGTCATCACAGCATAATAGCCCGACACGTCAGGTGCAAAATTTACTTCTCTGTGCGTCTTGAATGTATCGACGATACCGTAACCGTCAACGGTTGTGGGTTTGTTTGTCAATACAGAAAAAGCGTGCGTGTGTGATATACTTGCAGCATCTGTAATGCCGTACCCCTGCAGGGTTGTAGGCTTATTCAATAGAGAAGCAAAAGAGTGCGAATGTGCAGTTGGATTGAACTCATTCGGCTTGCCTGTGATTTCACTCCAGGCATAAGTCGGTTTTGTCGCTGCCTTGGCCCATGCAGGCACATCGCTGGCAGGCATTGAAGTAGGTCTGTTCTGAATAATCGACCAGTCGACTGAGGTTAACGCACCACCCTCCACTTTCTTTAATCGCTCATTCAGATCATTGCCGAGGAATGCTGAAAGAACAGCAGTCGCCTTATCAACAGAATAGTCAGCCCAATTATCCAGGCGTTCATACGACATACTGCTACCTCCACTACCTTGCATAGAGCCTGCGCCAAATGCAGAAATCCCCCCTTCAGCATAGAAGTTAGCTGCGCTTCCGTCTGCTTTTGAAACCTTAACAGCATTATTTTCCTTATCCCACGATAGGTAAATGTCACCTATCACAAGTTGCTGCTCGCCCTCTTTTTTCACATAAGGGGTATTCTGATACAACGACAGCAACGATAACATTGCTTCACCAATACGCGTTGCCGTGTTAGCATAAGGCATACGCTCGTCACGTATCGCCTCGAGTTGCTTAGTAATGCCCTTTATCGTTGCTGTCAAATCACTCATAAATACACTAAAACGAAATAAAAAAGTCTAACGAAAACAAAATTAAAGAAATGTGATGAGAATAAAAATACGCTATAAATTTCTACCGATGCCAACACCTGCAAAAATTTCTTGTAGTCCTGTCGATAGAAGACCATTGTAAGCTTCGCCGTAAAACGACGCTTCAAATTCGTTCAACCGCATTACAGAAGAATAGTATTTCTTTGCGAACCAATCACGCTTAACGCGAGGGTGGCCACCAGCCATGCGACCACCCCAGGCAGGGCCAACACGCTTCTGCTTATTTAGCCCATGTTCCTCGCGATACTCTTCACCGCCTGGCAGCAGGAAAGGAAGTGTGCCGTTCGCCTCTCGGAACTTATCTCCAAACTCGCGGCCAACTCCTGCAGCAACATAGATGCCGTAGAGTGCAAACTTGTGCTCAATCGTTGTAACAGCACCTATTCCAATGATAGCCGACATACTATTGTAAAGATAGCCTGAATCTTTAATCGCAAGCTTATCCATGCGCTCACGCCAGAACGTCAGCATTTCCTTAGCCCACCCCTCTTCATATCTTCGCAAATCATTCACATTGCGCGTATTCATTGTAGAGAAGGTGGTAAGCATTCCCGAAATGTGCTGACTCCTATCCACGCCTATTCCTCCCAATCTTTAGCCTGATACACGAGGTCAGTAGGCAGGTCGTTATCTATCATGAAATAAAGGCCTGTCGTGCCATTGAAGCTATAACGCCCCAATTCCTTATAATAGATACGTTCAATGCCCAAATATGCCATTTCCCCACGATACGCACCCGAAAATTTGTCCGCAAGCGTCTTCGCAAGAAACTGCTTGAAAATAGTTCTGCAAAGCTCAAGCGACTCTTTTCTACTCTCAGCATCACCCATTTTATAGCCAGCGAGCACCCAAACAGTATATACAGATTTCGTGAAGAAACCCGATTTATTACTATGCACGTTGTTATCCGTCGTGTCATCAACAAGGACGAAATTCGCTGTTTTACGAAATTCACCAATCACCCCCTCGATAGATTCAGGCCCCGAACAAGCGAGCACCTTGAAGTCATGATCACGACAAAGCCTATTCTTCTCAGCAAGTGACGTGAAATAATCAATCGGATTAAAATTATTTACCATATTTCGTTTCAAATTCGGCTGCCTCTCGTGCTTTCTCATTGAGTTCAGTGAGCGCACGCCAGCAGTCCATGTTCTTAATCATTTCCTCCTTAGTCACGTCGCCCTGCGTGAGCGCCCGCAACTGAACATTTGCCATCTTCAGCAAATCCCACTTTGTAGGCTCACCGCCTGCAGGACGAAAGAAAGAGGGGAATTGTCTTGCAAACTCAGCTTTAACATAGCAGAACCACGCAAATACGCCAGTACGCTCCGCAATATCAAGCTTCAAATGTTTAGGTGCCTCCCCATTGCGCTTGCGATAGAGGATGCGAGCAAGTGTATCAATATTCTCCATTTTTTTAGAGGAAAGATACACCTGAAATGCCGTCTCTGCAGAAAGGTAGTCTATAAAAGATATGCCGTGCAAGTTCACATCGACAGCCCGATAGCCACAGACGCTATCCAACCGCACGCCCATGTTATCGAAGCTGTCGATGAAGTCAAACTGATGAATAAGACTTTGAACTTGATTAGCTGTAATGGTAAAGAATTTCCTACGACCAAAACGACCGCGCATAAAGCAGAACACACCTTTTGAAGTCCACTTCTGTACATGAATTCCACAAAAGCGCATAAACATAAAAGTTTTAATTTGCGTAAGGTCGCTGAACGTACCGAGCAGGCCGAACACGTAACGCAGCTGGTCTTGTGATAGTTCACGCCAGGAACGAGGCGCATGCAGTATCAACCCCTTTTCTTTAGAAAAAGTACACCCCTGACTCCTTAGTGTTCTTGTAATTCTCATAATGATTCGCCTTATATTCCTTACTATTCTTATACTCACTGAACTCTTCGATATTGTCCTCCATTATCGAAGAGAGTTGATTATATGCAAAGCGTTCAGCTGTTTTATCACCTCTCAAATGCAACACTAACCAAAAGCGCGCTTTATCAATAGCACGCTTGACAACATCCGTTGCCGAGTTTGTGGCCACAGCCTTGACGAACGCATCAAATTGCGCGTCACTAATCTTAGCTCTCAATAACTGCTCACCCTCTGCAAGTAAGGGTTGTGCAGCTTTGAAGTCTTCAATTGTAGAGTGATTATAGCCACATATGTTACAATAATCAAAGTAGGTATTGATAAGCGAAAGCTTCATGTGTGAAGCCTGAAACCACCCCTGCAATTTGAATAAACGAGGGAGGATGAGTGAAAAATCAGTTAAATACAACCGCTCTACGTTTGCTAACATCGCATCGACGCGCACCTTTGAGGCAGGTGCAAGGTCTGAAGCCGACACGACGCCGAACCCCGATGCTGTCATCACGAGGTCGAGTTGACGTGCATTGTCGTAGAAAGCGCGTCGACACACGTAAGATTTCACGAGTGCAAGCAGCTCATGATCTGTACCCTCTTCTACTGCTCGCCGTCCAATCTCATTCAAAACATAAGCTGAAAAGTTAGAATAAGTGTCAGAAATGGCTGTTGTGAGCATATCAAAAACATCGCCATTTTTGCTCGTAGCTACCACGACGGCAGCCTCTAATGTTTTACGAGTAATTTCAAGCCTCGTTACTGTTGTTTCCATTTGCGTCAGGATCAGGTTTAACTTTTTTCTTTTCTTTATTCTCATCAAGCGTTGTCAGTACGATAAAAGGTACATCAACGTCGTATTTCTCTTGCCAACAGTTGTAATACAGCATTACGCGGAAAGGTTCAAGCAGCACGTCATGAAAGGCCGTCTCCGCAGCCTGTTTCAATAAGAATAGCTCGCGCTTATCACTACCGCTGTTATTCATCGCTGACTTGCCGGGTGTAGCGCCTACGAGGTTAGGATGAACGTTGTCACCATAGCAAAGTGAGTTACTTGCTTCCTGCACGTCATCGGCCCAGTCGCCACCCTCCTTGCGTCCTTGTTCAACATCGACAATCTGCACCATATGCACCTCCTTGCCCGATGCAGGGTCGATATAGAAGCCGGAAATCCACGTTTTCCCGATATTTTCGTTACCACTTATGAAGTCATTGATATTTTGCTTTTCCTGCTTGATGCGAGCCTTCATTTTGTCAGGGTCGGTGATACCATCTTCTTCACAGATCTGCCTCCAATAGTCTTTGTGCACTTCAACCTGAAAACGCGGAGGAGCAGAGTTGCGTATCTTAGCACGTTTACCCTTGCCTATCAGTTCATAGATATCATACCAAGAGTCTTTGAACGTTGCGACATAAAAAGGAATAGGATAATACTGATATCCTGGGGTTGGAAATCTCGTAAGGATAGCAAATTTACGTGTGCGTGTAGCACGACCGAAAGCGTCACCACGTGCAGCCCTACGACGCTCGCCCGTAGCTGGGTCAGGGTCAAGGCCCATGCGCACGCGTAAATCTCCCCAGGGGTCTATCTCATCAAGCAACTCAATGATTTCCACGTCACCATCTTGCACAGTATTTCTCCAATTTGCGTAGAAAACGTGATTGATACGGCCGTTATCGTCGGCCTTTTCGAAACGACAGAAGCAACTTTCTTTATGTCGTACCTGCACGATGTGACACCCCTCATTGTCGAGCACAATAACCGTAACAGTAAAAAAGAAATACTTCATATCAAGCACCTGCTCAATAAAGAAGCGGTTGAGTTGATTGCGAAAATAGAAGTCGCGAATTTCACGATCTCGCGTTTTCTTTTCAGTAGCGATGTCATAGAAGCGTACACCCTGCCCATAGCACGTGAGTGCGTTAAATAGCTTGTTTTGGGCCATGACCATGTTTTCGCCCACCTTTTCGATAATGTGATAAGGCAGCATGTCATCAGCACCAAACGGAATATACTTATAAGTTTTGTCCCCTTGTGTGAACGTGCGAGGCTGAATGATACCACTATCGTCAAAAACCACAGACGAATTTTCAGAATACTCCGCATTAGCCGAGGCGCTGTGCCCATTCGTAAAGCCAGCAGCAGGAGCGCTGTAGATTTCATAATCTCCGCGCTTTTCAATGAAGTTCAACGTTGAATCATTTTCCATTTTTACATATAGATTTCTGCGCCCATAAACTCAAAGATACACACATCGCGCACCTCGCGAATCTGCCGATTCTTAGGATTAAGCAGGCGATGAGTACCACCGCGCCAATGTCCCGACTTTACCAGCCAGCCTTTATACTCAATAATGTCTCCTGTTTTGAGCTTCCAGCATTTTAGATTTACAAGTTGCTTGCGGATAGCAGCTATATCAAGCTGCTTGCGCATTTCTGTGATGTGAATAGGCTTATTCATTAGTCAAAAGTATTATCAAAAGTATTGTCGAAAATTCTGCCAGCGCGCTGCAGGTCAATAACGTTGTGAATACGCTGTGCATACTGATAAGAGAAAGTGAAGCGTGCTATCTCATCATCAAGATTTGAGACCTCCGATTTCGACTCTGTAAGTGTCACCTCCTTACCGACAACAGGTTGTCCGTTAACGAAATTCACGACATGCACGCGCTCAGCGCGAAAGAGTTCATCTACCCAGTTCTGTTGTGCAATCGTGAGATAGCCAGTATCAGCTTTGAACAATCGATTTTCAACAATCTCTATATTACGCGTCTTACCCAGCACATTCGCCGTTGTGCGCTTGAATGAGGGGCTGACTTGATGCTTACCTACGCAATACATCAATTCATCACAGCCGAACGAGTTCTCAAACATCAAGATGGGGGCGCAATCAGGGTGGGTCCAGTCTATCGTATATTTTTGTGTACGCTCGCCAGCCTTGACAACAAAAAAGTCAAGCACCTTATCAGCCTTTGTGAAGCGTGAGGGCGACACGTCAATCGTTGAATATTTGCTATTGCCTTGCACCTTAGTTGCAGCGAAATCAGCTGTTGAGCCGTCGACATAAGTTGCCTTGACAACTGCTGTATCAGTACCGAGATAGTGTAGGAACTCCAATCGCCCTATAGCCGAAATTCTGTCACCGCTATAGATTGATAGAAAATGCGTGCGCAAGAAGTCTTCTGCATTAGCTGTTACAGTACCTTGTGTGAAGTCAGCAGCACAATAAACAACTTTAGCATTCAACGTCTTTGTATCAATAACAGCGTCATCGTCGCCGAGGTCGGTAATTGTCACAACAACATCTACGCTCAACCTCGCATGTGCATACGAAGTGAAGAGTGCGGAGAGGTCTGTGAGTTCAATGCTGCCGTCATACTGATAAAGGTGCTCGTCATACATTCGCACGCCGTCAACCGTCATGACAACGCCTGCGCGACTGCCCCCAATCGTGAAGGCTATATCGGGAATTGATGCACTGAAATAGGTGCCTGAAAGAGATTTTAAGATAGTAATCATATCAAATCGATTTACAACACAAAGATAGCGGAGAATACAAGTTAACAAAAATACAAATATGAGGTAGGTAGATTGTATACAATAAAAAAACTGCAGACGTCCTCGCGACGCCTGCAGCCGAATTTTAACCAATTGCCTGTTACCAGGCGAATATTAAAACAAAGATATGTAAAAAATGTAATTCTACGTTCAAAACTGAGAAAAAATTATCTCAGCCTCCAAATTTTCCAAATCAGCCCACCCGATTCATCAGGTTCGAGTATGTAACCATGTTCTGTCATATAGCTAACAACATCCTGCTGTGTAAGCGGATAAGTACTATCTAACGCCTCGACGATTTCAAGTGTTGTCTTGTTGTCAGCGACAAAAAGATTACTTTGTGAGGGAGGAGGAGCGTTATTAACACGCGTGCTGAAGTACGCATCAAGTACGTTACGCTCTATTTTATTAATCTCATTCATCTTTTTTACCTTTTAAAATTGTTTCTAATTGTCTTCTAAGCGCGTGAAAGCTGCGTACATAATCAAGCAGCTCTTCATCAGAAAAATCATCGCCTGACAAAATTTTATCCGTAATATCATTGCAAAGAGAAATTCTCACCTCAAGTGCATTAGTATCAAGAAGATCTTCTAAAGCTTCAGTTGCCTGCTGATTTAAATTTAACTTTGTCATAGCGAAATCATATTAAATAGTTTATCTTCTCTGTAAATTGTGTTATTCAGCAATTTAAGCCAATCTTTCTCTACATTTGTACGTGTGTAAGAGAAATATCTATCAACTATAGATGTTTTCATTTTCCTTTTATTATTTAGTAAAGAGTTACGTGCAAGTCGAATCATCCAGCATCAAGACAACCGACTCACACTATTAATTGTGCTGCTGACTAACTAAGTGTTACTTTTTTCGTTTTTCTTTATTGTTAAGTCTATACACAAGCCAGCCTGCACAGGCAGCAGCAGGAATAGCTACGAGAGGGTGAGAGACAACCGCAAAGACGCTCACACCTAAGCAGATTGTACCTAAGTGCATGTAGAGCACCGTGCGGCGTGTCACGGAGAAGTCACACAACCGCGAATACACCTCGCTGCGCTGGTTAAGATAGTTGTTTACTGAATTTACTGCGTTCGCAAACATTGCGCGAACATCGACGCGCTGTTGAATTTGCGCTCCGTCGAATTGGATAGTTTGTTGCTGCATATTGCATCATCTCTTAAGCTTTTCTGCAGGTCCGCTGCATGGCCGGTAAAACGGAAAGGCGGTCGCCAATCTCGCTGCTTAAAAGATGATGTCTCTACCCGATGGGCTTTGAAATATCTACGAGAAGGCAACCGCCAGTATGTTAGTTGAGGGCATTAAAAAAGCCCGAGCAATTTTGCCGAGCAAGTAACCGCTGCTCACCGGGATAGTTTACTATCATCTTTTAAGCAATGGCAAAATTAAGAAATATCCCCGAAACCTGCAAGAGATTTCGGGGAAAAGTTTAGAATTCAATATTAAATTCTTTCATTATGCTAAGCAATTCAGGTTCTTCTATAACTCTTAAATTGTGACCTTGTGCTTGCAATTCCTCTATTTTCTGCATTTTAGACGGGCCTGCCCCTTTACCAACTATAACAATATCTGTCCTTTTAGATATAGAGGTATTAATGTCTGCACCATACGCTTTGAGCACTTCTGCAATAGATTCTCGAGCAGGGAACGTTTCAAGGTTTCCTGTCAGCACAACTCTTTTCATGAAGAAAGGAGTTTCCTTATTCTCCACTTCTTCAGGGGATAAAGGTTGTTTCGTCTCTTTTTTCAATATTTTTTCTTTAGGCTTGACAAAATGCGGGATGCTTTCCGTAGGCCTGGGTAATTCCACGCCCGACAACACAAGGATTATCTCTGCGCAAGCTGTAGCATCACAAAGGGCATCATGATGTTTCCCTAAATCAACATGCAGCACCTTGCACGTTTCCTCTAAAGAGAGTTGCGTTAAGGTGAATGTGTCAACAATGCCTGTAATAGGAATTGTTATACCATAATGTTCCGATACCTTTTTCAATACATCAAGATCGAAAGAGGCGTTGTGAGCTGCCAGCACTTGCCCTGATATATAATGCTCAATTGTAGGCCATAATTCTTGGAAAGTAGGGGCATTCTCAACCATTTCGGGAGTAATTCCATGAACATGGGTGTTAGTAACTGTTCTATCATCAGAAATAGGTTTGATGAGAGAATAAAACTTTTGAACGATGACATCGTTCTCTACACGAACAAGGCCCAAAGCACAGGCACTCGTTCTTTCAGGAGTCATTGTTTCAATATCAATGACAGTAAAGGTGTGCTTCTCCATTTTTTTACTTTTACTACGTTATCTAATTAAGAGTTATAATATTTCGTGATAAAATGGCTTTCTACTTTCACAAGCAAAAAGCCTATACAAATAACCTTCAACTTCATGAAAAGTTGATATATGCAAAAGTAAATAAAAACTCCCTAACCGGCAAACGATTAGAGAGCTTATTTTACAATTAAATTTAACCACATAGTCATACACATAAAAAAGCCTCCCGTGCTCACGCATGGGAGGCAAGAGTTCTTTTACTTAATTGAAGCATGAAGCATTCAATATTCTATCAATAAACACTCACTACTTCTATTTTCTTAGCGAGCGATTTGATGCCTTGAACAATCTGTTGCTTACGCTCTTGACTCGGTCTCCTTGTACCAACTGCATATTGACGCATCACAGCTTCACTGATACCAATTTCTCTTGATACGCCTGCAACATTTATAAAGTCATAATAATTAAATAAAGCCCCTACATCAAAAGTATATTCAATTTCTAATTCAGGAACTCTAATACCATCCTCTTTCAAATCAAGCTTAGTGTCCTCCCAGCCTGAAAGCATGTCGGCAATTGCAGCCTTAGCAGAACTCCCCTGACCAAGAACACGCGCCTTAACACTATCCACTTCAAGCACACAAGAAAAATTTTTCTCGCCTGGCTCACGTTCAACTTTCGCAATAATCTTTTCCATACTAATAATATTTTTAAAATGTTCTATCACATTCATGTTCATTCAAGAAAAAGAGAAGCCACCCACCCTATTGCAGGTGGCCCTCCTTTACTCATTCAAGAGGTCTTTAAGGATAGACTTTGCTGTTTTCTCCTTAATCTCCTTGCTTCCGTGCCTCGGTATTGTTGTTCTCGCTCCTGTTTTAGGATTAATCCAAACATCATGCGAAGCACCATGTCGTTTCAAAAGGCATCCGGCCTTCTTCAACTTACGAATAAGTTCTGAATGTTTCATAAAATGAAAGAACTCTTTGTTTTAATCACAATGCAAAGATAACAAAAAAGTAAGCAACCTCCAAATATTTTGCTTACTTTTTTGTTATCAATAGAAAATTTAACACTTTTAATGGAAATATCAAACGTCAACAAATAAATCTGTTACATCGCAACCTATTGCTTGCGCAATATCATAAAGAAAGCTTAAGCGCATATCTTGTGCCATGCGCCAGGATAGCGTGCGTTCTTTCAACCCCAATTTATCGGCAATCATCGGAATTGTAACTCCATGCTGATGAGCCACTCTCACAATTGCAATTTTTTTCATCATCTCACTTTTTTAGTTAGAAATTCGGCTGCTTTCCGCAAAGATGTTGCGAGCTTAATATTATCAAATTCGCCTCTATTTAGAACCAGACGCCAGCGAGGGGGCTTTGTACGTACAAGGTGCAACTCACTTTCATCCTCACTAAATTCAAAAACAAAAGTATTTTTGAAGCATATAGCACCATGATAACGTGCAACCCATTCGCCCATTTCTCGCATGATACGAGCAAGTTCTTGTGGCGTGTGACTGACATCTTCAAGAGGTGTAACATTCTGACTTTCATTGAACAACCCCTCATCGAAAGTGATAACAATGCCGTTTACTTTATCCGTCAGTACCCAGCCATTAGGCCGGGTGCTGCTCTTTTGTAATATGTATTTATTCATTCATCAAATATTTTCTAATTTCTGAATTAATAGGTTCAAACCCAAATCTTGCAGTAAAAAGTCTATTAAACATCTTGCTTCTACGTTTGCGACGCTTATCTCCATTGCTTGCCTGGTCACCGTATACTTCTGCCTCATTCCACATCTTCTCTACTTCCTCCTTATTTGCATCAACAATCGCTTTCAACTTTTCGCATTTTGCATTATAGACAGCAGCAGCCTCTTCGCGTTCTTTTTCAGCAGCTAAATGAAACTTGAACCGCTCTTCAGCAAGTTTCATTTCCGCATTAAGATGCTTTGTCATCATGCCTTTTAGCGTGCCTTTAATTTCTATCTGTAAATATTCAGCGACTACTTCGACTACATCATATATATCATAAACGCGCCCGTCAATATCTTTCAGATAAAAACATTTATCGTTGTGTCTGTTAGGTGCGCCATAATTTTGCTCGTGGTCCGATACTCTAACTTTATGATTATTGTAATATACATAAATAGAACCAGAACCAGCTGTGTGAACTCTAACGCCGTCTAATTTCTTTAGAAGATTCTCAATTGTTGTCATAATCCTTACAGTTGTTATGGTGTGTCTCACCTTTTAATTGTTGTTGTTAATTGATTACATTGCAAAGATAAGAATAAAAATTAAATCCGCAAGTATATCTTGCGGATTTAACACTATTTTAACATGAAATATTAATTTACCTCCGAAAAGGAGCTTTATACTCTACTTTTTAAAACAAAGCCCATGCGTCAAGGTCGGTATCAGGATGTTCCCAAAACTTTTCAACACGACAATAAAGCGCATCTATTTGCGCAGACGATAAAGACTTTATTTTTTCGCAAAGCGACTTTACATCGATGTTCCACTTTGTGCCAATACCTTCATATAAATCGCTATCCTCCATGTGTGCTATTAGAGCATCCTGCGAATAGCGGAAAGTTTCGTCTTGTGTATAAGTACCATTCAGGCTATCAACAATAGCTTTCCATTCTGAACCTTCGAAACGGCCACGCAATTCGTTCATGCTTGCTTTTTCTATTGCAGCAAGCTTGCGCAAGGAAGCGTTAATCTGTTCGTTAAATGAAATACCTTCATTCTTGCTCATTTCGTTGTAAAGAGCATCATCAATTCTAAGTGTTACATTTTTCATGTGCTAATTATTTATTTGTACACTGCAAATATACAAAAGA